TGTCGGAGCGGATGGCTTCCGCCTCGATCAAGGTGCGCATGTCGGACTCGGCTTGCCACTTGGCGTCGAGGCCAACGGTGGAGGGTGTGTTGCGCTTGGCCATGGGTCAGGCTCCTGCGGGTTGATCCAGGGTTTCGATGCCGCTCTTCATGCCCACCGCTGGATTGGCGGGCGTGAGCGGGTTGGTGTTGACCGGCGCCGGCGGCAGGCCGCTGCCGTCCATCGGCACCACGCCAGGCGTCGGCGCGAGGTTGGGCACGATCGGCGGCTCGTCGGCATCCTCGAAGCCGGCCGAGCGCAGCAGCTTGTCGGCCAGCGGCGCCACCGCGGGCAGCATGGCAATCTGGTTGCCCGCCTGGGTCGCGGAGTACATGGCCTCCACGCTCTTGTTCACCGCCTCCACAGCCGTCTTGCGGGTCTGCGCGTTCAGCAGCTCGACCTTGGCCGCGATGGTCGGATCGCCCTGCTCCGAGGCCATCTGGTCGAGGATCTCGTCCTTGCGGGTCAGCGTGCTGTGCTGGACCATGACCGTGTCCGGGATCGCCACACCGACCTTGCGCATCTCGAGCGCCTGGTTGAACTGGCTGTTCTCGAAGGTGGCCTGCGTCGGCTGCTCGCTCACCACCACGTCGTAGTCGCCCTCGGTGAGGTCGTTCATGTACGTGCCGGTGATCTCGTCCCACTGGTTGACGACGATCGTGCTGTCCACCGGCTTGCCGGTGCGCGGGTCCTGCTCGGTGATGCGGAAGACGCGCTCCTCCGTGTAGAACTGGGTCTCCAGGTCGCGGAAGCGTTCGGCCATCATGTGGCGGGTGCGGCCCAGGTTGTCCAGCGGCAGCGCGAGCTGCGTCATCGCGGCGTGCTCCTTGGACTGGATGGCGATGCCGGAACGCTCAGGCCCGTCCAGGCCGCGCATCGCCTCCGGCACCGTGGCCTCGCGGATCTGCGCCGTGGCGCGGTCGATCAGGCGGTCGATGCCCTGCGGCACGTCGTTGGATTTGATCTTCTCGGGCTTGGCCGACCCCTTGCGGTACTCGACCACCAGACCGGTCTGCGCGCCCTTCGTCTCCAGGTCCTCGGTCTTCATGTTGGTGAGGCTGTTCTCCTCCACCACCCACCCGCTGTTGGCCGATGTGTTGATGATGTGGACGAACTGGCTGATGCCCTTGTTCAGCGCCTGCTGTGGGCCCACCGCGTCGTCCACCAGGCCGGAGGTCTGGCCGCGCCGGAAGAACGGGAAGTACGGGATGACCGTGAAACCGTCGTAGGGGCTGATGCTGTCTTGCAGCAGCTCGTCGTACGTGGTCACGCGCCAGCCGACGCGGCGCATCATGGTCCGGGTCTGCACCGCGCCCTGCGCCACATGCTGGGCCACCACGTCGGGCAGCATGCTCTCGATCGCCTTCAGGTCGCCGGTGCGCGGGTACAGCAGGCAGCTGGTCAGCTGGCGCTTCCAGTACTGCCTGTCGATCACGCGCACGCGGGTGATGCCCGCCTCGTCGGTGTACTGCAGGTCCCAGGCGCGGTCGCGCCCGTTGTCCATGCCGAACTTGCTGCGCTCCTCGCCCTCGTCGTCGCTGTTGCCGCCGAAGTCGGCCTCGTTGATCTTGCGCCCGGCCAGCGACGTGGCCACGCGCTTGCCGTACTGGTCCTCGATCTCCTCGAGGGTCATCCAGCGCGTCACGATCACGTCGGCCCAGCCGGTCGGCTCGTAGGTCTTCGAGTCCGGGTCCGGGATCACGTCCATCGGGTCCAGCACGCTGACGCAGATGTTCCCCTGCATGGAGTGGTCGAACTCCACGCGCACGTCGAAGTAGCCGCGCTGCTCGATCAGCCCATCGGCGAACACCTCGGTCTCCTTCCAGTGCAGGTGGCACTGGTCGGCGATCTGCTTGGTGATCTTGGACCGCATGTCGGCCTTGGCCTGGTCGGTGCCAGCGCCGCGCGGCCGGAAGCTGATGTCCATCCGGTTGTTGATCTGGTAGCCGATCGCGGCATTGAGCGCGGGCTTCACCTCGTTGAACTCGTACGCCGGGCGGCCCTGCGAGTCGAGCAGCGCCTTGTCGACGGGGTCCCACTGCCGGCCGCCGCCCAGGTACATGCGATCGCAGATGCGGGCCTGCTTGGTGTAGGTACGGTGCCCGCGCAGGATGCCGTAGCGGTAGCGCTGCCAGTTCTCCTGCGCGAGGCGGTTGTCGCTGAGCTTGGCGGGTTCCATGTTCACGCTGCCTGCGCCGAGCCACGGGTGGCTGCGCTCTTGAGTCGATCGGCGACCCGCGAGGCGGGCCGGCTCCTGGGTTGCACGCGCACGGCGAACGTCAGCGCCAGGGCGTCGGCGCTGTCAGGGCTTGGCAGCCCCAGCTCGCGCATCTTCTCCTTGGACATCAGCACCACGCGGCGCGAGCTGTCGTAGTGGTACTGCACCATCGTCAGGTCGTTCTGCAGCACGTCGTCGGCCGGCAGCAGCGAGGGCTGGTCCTTGATCCACTCGTTCATCTGCCACCACATCTCGGCGCGGCGGTTCAGGAAGCGCAGCGGCTCGTACGCGGCCTCGCCCGGGTGCACGCGGTAGATGCGGTCGTAGTTCTGCTCGATGAGGCGGTCGGCCACGCCGGTTCCGATGCCGGTGACGTCGACCACCACCGCATCCGGGTCCTCCTCCTCGATCACGTTGGCCACGATCCCGGCCACCTGCATCGTGCCGAGCTTGGCGAAGCGCTTCACCCACAGCACTCGCCGGCCCTCGCGCATCACCAGCGCGGTCTTATCCTTGCCGTACTCTGCCGGGTCCACGCCCAGCACGCGGGCGCCGCCTGGGAGGATCGCCTTGCGCCGGCGCGCCTGCACCACGTCGAGGATCTGGACCAGCGCGCGGTCGGAGCCGGCCATGAAGGCGAGCTCTGGCGATGCCGGGTACTCCTGGTTGAACAGCGCCTCGTCGCCCTCGAAGTCGGTGGCGATCTTCATGCGCCGCCAGGCCATCTGCTCGGCGTCCAGGCCGTAGGCCTCGGCGTACTTGGCCTCGTGGTCGTCCAGCACGAACCCGGGCGGCGGCGTGCGCCGGTACTCGGTCTGCCAGAACCACGGCACGAACACCGGGATGAAGTCGTTCAGCAGCGTCTCGTCGGCCTCGCCGCGCAACGACGACTGCCACATGCCGTGGAACAGGTTGGCCACGCCGTTGGCCGTGGTCTCCAGCACGATCTCCGTGCCGTCCTCGTTTGGCACCACCTGCCCGAGGCCCGCCATGTGGTCCTTGGCGTTCGGCCAGTGCGCCACCTCGGAGCCGTGGAAGAACTGCGCCGTGCCGGAGCGGCCCGTGCCGCGCGAGCCCGCGGTGGCCACCTTGTAGCGGCTGTCCAGGCGGTCGAACCACAGTTCCTTGGCGTTGTCGGTGGCCGTCGACGGGCGCAGCTCGGCCGGGCAGTTGTCGTGGAACCGCTTCGTCATGCCGAACAGGTTGTCCGTCGCCGGCTGCTCGTGCGTCAGGATGTAGGCCTGCTTGCCGAACTCGCCGCTCGTGCGCCAGTAGAAGCGGCCGCCGATGTAGGTCGAGGCGCCCTGCTGCCGGCCCTTGAGGATCAGCGCCCGGACGCGGCCGGTGCGCTCGCGCTGGGCCTCGAGCTTCTCGTGGATGAAGCGCTGCGCGTCGTTGAGGATGAACGGCTGGATGCTGCCGGCCTTCGTGCGGATCTTGAGCGCGCGCGGCGCGTAGGCGAGGAAGTCCTCGCGCATCAGGCGCAGGATGTCGTTGGCGGTCACGCCGTGCCGCCCTCGTACAGCCGGCGCAGCCGCTCCTCGTACGTGCCGTCGCCGGTCCCGCCCTCGTCCATCTTGTAGGCCTGGCGCTCGAGCGGGATCAGGTTGCGCAGGGCCTCGGTCAGCCGCGCGACGGCGCCGACGCGGTTGGACATGGCCAGCACGCGCTGGAGCGCCGACTTCACCTCGGCGCGGCGCTTCTCGATCGCTTCTGGCGTGCCGTCCGCGGCCTCGGCCTGGGCCACCAGGTCGGCGATGTGGTCGGCCAGCGCCGGCTCCTTGGTCAGGTCGCACACCTCGCGCAGGAGCGCCGACACCACCTCGCGGGCGGTGCGCACGGCTGATCGGTGGGCCAGCTGGACGGCCGCGCTGTCGAGCGCCGCCTGCTCCACCACCACGGCTGTCGCCGGCGGCAGCGCCTTGGACTGGAGCTTGCCGGTGACGCCGGCCTCGAGGACCATGGCGTCGGCCTTGGCGCGCACCAGGGCGGTCTGGTCGCGCGGGATGCCGCGCTTGGCGAAGTGCTTCTGGATCGCCTGCCGGGTGACCTTGACGCCGGTCTCGGCGGTGTACTCGGCCGCGAGCTGGTCAGGGCTCTTCAGGCCAGCCCGCCAGGCTGGCTCGATGCGCTCGTAGTCGACTTTGGTCGGTGGTGCCACGCGCGCGACTGTGGTTGCGGCGCGCCCCCCGTG